AGATAAATATTCCTATTACAAAATAACGCCCGGGATCTTCCCGGATATTATTAAGATTTGCTTTTCAAACGAGCAGTTTCAGGATATATTAAAAAATTACGAAATTAAAGACAAGACCGTGGCATTGCAGATGGGTGTGGCTGAAACGCATTACATACACAACGGCTACCTGGGGATAATAATCGGCGTGTTCAACTTAGATGAGATGGGCGAGGAGGTTGCGCAAGTCAGCGGTACTATCGCGCACGAGGCCAGTCATATCGTGGACCGCATGGCGGAGTACATCAGCCAGGATCACATCACTGATGAGGTACGTGCGTACTTTACCCAGTTCCTTGTGGAGCATATCTGGCTGTGTGTTATTGAAGAAAGAAAGCAAAATGCTAGAAAGCAAAATAGAGAGTTATCTAGGAAAACAAGTAAAGAAAAACGGCGGGATGAGCCTAAAGTGGATAAGCACGATAACGGGGGTCCCGGATCGAATAGTGTTCCTAAACAGGCAGATGCACCTAGTGGAGCTAAAGTCGAGCACTGGAAAAACATCGCCAAGACAGAAGATAGTATTCCAACAACTAGCGGAGCAGGGGTTCCCGGTGACGCTAATAAACTCCCTTGAGCAAGTCGATGACTTTATTAAACAGAACAGACCTACACCCGTACCAGACGCACTTCGTGGACCTGGCAAAGAACCTACCATGGATCGGACTACTGCTACCTCCAGGGCTCGGCAAGACTACCACGACGCTAACGATTGTGGCGGAGCACTTCACGGGAAAGACTCTTGTGATAGCCCCGAAGAAGGTAGCGGAGTCTGTATGGGAGCAAGAGACGCAAAAATGGTCTCACCTAAAACATTTGCGCACGGCCTTAGTGTTGGGGTCGGACGCGCAAAGGGTTAGGGCGTTAGAGTCTAACGCAGACATCTACATCATTAACATGGAGAACGTGGCCTGGCTCTGCGATCACCCTGCGGGATTCATGGAGAACTTTAGTAACCTGGTAGTCGATGAGTCATCCAAGTTCAAGGATGCATCCACAAAAAGATTTAAGGCGCTTAAGAAACATTTGAGGCAGTTCAAGCGTAAGATAATTTTGACCGGTACACCTACCCCACAGGGTCTAGGAGACCTCTGGGCGCAGTTGGCCATACTTGACTTAGGGCAACGCCTTGGAAAGTCCCTGACGGCCTTTAGATCGCGTTACATGGAGCCCACAGACCGCAACAGGCATACGGGTATGGTCTATAAGTGGGGAGTCCGTCCAGGCAAGGACCTGGAGATCCACGAGGCGATCAGGGATATCTGCTTCGCGCTCAAGGCCGAGGACTATCTAAAACTGCCAACACTATCGCGCGTCTACCATGACGTGCCGATTGATAAAGAGGTCTGGGCGAACTATAAAAAGTTGGCCAAGGATATGGCGATCGAGACCGCGGGGGAGACAATTACGGCAGTCACAGCCGCGACCCTGGGCAACAAACTACAGCAGTTCACGTCGGGTTTTTTGTATACCGAAGACAAGACTGCGATCAGACAGCACGAGGAGAAAGTGAAGTACCTTGAGCAGATACTGTGCGAATACACACCTACACTGATTTTTTACCATTACAAGGAGTCGCTAGAGTCTATCACTCGCCAGTTCCCCGAGGCCCGAATCCTGAAAACCAATCAAGACATAGAAGACTGGAGGGCGGGTAAGATTTTAAAGTTGTTGGCCCATCCACAGTCTGGCGGTATCGGGCTAAATTTGCAGTGTAATGTTGCAGATACGGCGCAGGTGGTCTGGTATGACCTACCCTGGTCCAGTCAGGACTATATCCAGGCCAATGCGCGTGTGTACCGGCAGGGCCAGGAGAAGCCAGTCATAATGCATCATTTGATCATACCCAAAACAATCGACAGCCAGATTGTTGATGTGTTATCCGAAAAAATAAATATTCAACAAGCAGTCCTGAATGCCCTTGATTGTGCATTATTATAGCCATGAAAACAAAAAGATACACAATAAGCGCCGCAGTAACACCAAGGTTATCAGATGAGGACATCGACCCCATTGAGATTGATGACCATAAGAATTCTACGGATTCGTCAATCGAGGGGTGGTTGCCCTGGGACCCGGAGGATATTGAGGATATACGCAGGATCATTGACGAGCGCATGAGTGATAAACAGCAGTTCATCATGGACGCGTTTTTGGATGGGTTGACTTGCGGTGACGTGAACGTAACTGAGAAGTACTGGCGCTATCACTTTAGCAAGGCCGTGGAGTTTATTAAGCAGGAGCTAAAGATATGAAGTACGTGATTATTGAAATGCTTAGGGACGGCATATACGAACAGCACCACTATCCTTGCGCTAAAGAACTGGACATGAATGAGTACCAGGACAAGGACGTATGTAGTTTGCATGTATGCGCCAATGAACAAGACCAGGAGCGTATGGGGATAGCCTTAAGGAAAATGCGTGATGACATACAATAATATTGAACAATTCGTGATAAAGATTAATGATCCAGTCAACCACCCAAAACACTACACAGACCACCCCAGTGGTGTGGAGTGTATACAGATCACTGAGCACATGAACTTTTGCCTGGGGAATGCGGTCAAATATATTTGGCGAGCAGACCTAAAGCATGACGCGATTGAGGATTTGAAGAAGGCAGTTTTTTATATCAACCGTGAAATAGAGAGAAGAACAAAATGATGTCAGTTAAAGAGATACTAGAAAAAGAATTAGTAGACGCCTACAGAGACCTGGAGGATGACATCAATGATGCGGCTGAGTCAGAGGAGGGGTCCTACCTTGACCGCAACCTGGCAAACAATCTTGATTATTTAAATGCACTCAAGATTATTGGCCCGTACTTTGTGCACGACTTCAACCGCAAGGTAAGAAGAGATTTAGTTTTATAACCAACGGAGAAAATAATGGATCCAATCCTAACCATGAAAGTATCAGCAACGTTCCAAGTCCAAGAATGGAACTCGTTAATTACCGCGCTTAATAAGCCCAGTGATGCACCAACGCTGTTCCTGGCCAATTTCATCAACGCCATTCAGCAACAGCTTGGACCACAAGTTGATGCGCTTAAGGCAAACCTTACTGAGAAAACAGAAGAGGCGCCGGCAGAGACGCCAGTAGAGACGCCTGCACAACCGCCGGTAGAGGCAACAGCATGAGTAACAACCTACTTCGCGCGTTGATGGACAAGAACGGCATGTCCAACAAGGAGGGCATCGAAAAGGCTCGTCAGGAGTTGGCCGGTGCCATCACACGTATTGTGGTCAACGAGGCCCTGTCAGAGGCCAAACAGCGCGCGCAAGTGCGCGACCAGGCCATTGGGGCGAAAGAGCCTAAATAATTGCATTAGTATATTTAGAGGGATAATCTGCGTATGGGGTAACCTGGTAGCCCACGTGCTTTGGGAGCATGTAGTCTACGTTCAAATCGTAGTATGCAGACCACCAACATTTCTCATGAGGCAATTAGAGCCGAAGTGATACTGATCGGCAGGCGACCCGCAAGGACCTCAAATGCAATCCAGAATTAACTGGTGAACCCTATGGACGCGTAGGGCTACGGTCTCTTTAAATACTAAAAATTATGGCAACAAAAATAACAACAAAATACAGACCTGAGATGTGTGAGCAGATCATTGAGCTCGGCATGCAGGGCGCGACGCAAAAGGCCATGTGGTCCGCGTTAGGTATTAGCAAGTCCACGGCAGACAAGTGGAAGAAAGATAATGCAGACTTTGCAGAGGCAGTCAGCCGGGCCACTACCGAGTCCCAGGCATGGTGGGAGCGTGAGGGAATGGCTAATTTAAGTAATAGAACCTATAACACCAGGCTGTATGAGGTGATGACAAAGAGTATGTTTCCAGAAGACTACAGAGAAGTTAAAGATAACAAAGTTGATGCAAAGGTAGAGGTCACGGTGGACTTTGGCGGAGAGATAGCTAAATTAATAAATGCTTTAAAAGAATGAAAATTTGTCATAAATGTGAAATTGAAAAACCATTGACGGAATTTCACAAACACACAACAAAAGATGGATATAGGCATCATTGTAAATCTTGCGTAAAAGAAAGGCGGCGATTAAAAAACTATGGCATTACTGGTGAGCAATTTAATGCTATTAGAAAGAAACAAAACG